CATGATGGACAGCTTGTGGATGACTCCAGCCCGTCGGGCGTCCATCCAGCAACGGTTCGATGAGTGGATGCTCACCCGCGACGGTTACCTCGTGTACTCCGAACTGGTCCTCCGGGCTCTTGCGCTGCGAAAGCGCGGCTGGCGCCACTACAGCCACAAGGCCATCATCGAGACGATCCGCTACGACCGGAACATCCAGGTCGGACCAGAGGACGGCTTCAAGATCAATGACCACTACGCCAGCCGTCTCGTCCGCCGAGCCATCGCCGAATACTCCGACCTTGACGGCTTCTTCGAGACGCGCGAGCTTCGGTCGTAGTGGTACGATGATGTCGACGGAACCCGGAACCGTCGATCGCGGGAGAGCGCCCGGAGTGCTTGCTCACTCCGGGCCGCCCGCCCTGAGCAAGCAGGAGTCGCGCATGGCAGACCGGCCGTATTCACGCATCTATTACGTGGACCTCCAGCGGGACTATGCCGACGTCTGGCATGACGATGCGGCCCTCGCGACGTATATCCGCCTCCTTACGGTAGCCGAGGCCATGTGGCCCGCACTGCCGGAAGTGCCCCGCTCCGCGCGTCCTCGCCCACTCCGTGTCTTGGTAGATGCCGGGCTCGTCCTCACGATCGCCCGAGGGCCGTACTACCGCATCAAGGGCATGGATGCGGAGCGCACTGCTCGGAGCAGTGCCGCTAGCCATGCGGCCCGCATTAGGCACGGCACTGCGGAAACGATGCCTAACCGAGCCGAGCCTAACCAAACCGAGCCAACGCGCGCGCAAGAGCGCGCACCGAAGAACGGGAGCCCGACCATCATCGACGCCTACCGGAAACTCGACCTCCCGGTGGACGCATGACCGCCATCGCCGCCGCGATCGTCGCTCTCCTCCTGGCCCTCGGCTCCGCGGTGGTCGCAATGCCGGGCATGGGAGTCGGGCAACTGTGTATCGGAGGGAGCAATGATCCGACGCAAACCGGGCCGACGGTGGACGGAAGCGGAGTTCTGGCAGATGGCTATCCGGGTGGGGGAGTGCCTGGAGTGGCAGGGCCGTCGGTTCGTCAAGGGGTACGGGCGGTTGACCTGGCGTACGCCTTCGCGGTCCGCTCATCGAGTGGCTTGGGAGTTGACCAATGGGCCAATCCCACCCGGGATGCACGTTCTCCATCATTGCGACAATCCACCGTGCATCGAGCCGACTCACCTTTGGCTGGGAACGAACCTCGACAATATCGCGGATCGCAAAGCCAAGGGCCGGGCCTCCCTGGCGGGGAGGTCGGGGGAAGCCAATCACTATGCTCGCCTGACGGGTGCGGAGGTTCGGGAGATTCGGCGGCTGGCTGCGGAGGGGGAGTCCCAGCGAGCCCTAGCCCGTCAGTTCGATGTGGCGTTCCAGACGATCGGGCACATTGTCCGCCGCGAACGGTGGGCCTCGGTGGACTGATCCCACCGCTCTGCTCCGGGCCGTGTCCGACGCTCGAGCCGCGCAAGCCGGTGCTGGTGCGCACCGGGATCATGACGACGTACGGCCCGGGCTGGGACGGCTGGATCGCCTGGCCCGACGGCCCGGGCTGGCGGCTTCGCGTCTGCGGCGCCGGCGGCTGCCGGACGGTGACGAGCAACGACGCCGGCCCCTCCCTCGCCGGACAGCGCAAGGGCCGGGTCATCGACGTCGACGTGCCGACGTTTGAGGCTGTCTCGGGTGTCCGGTGGACGATGGGCATCGCTGAGGTATCGGTGCAAGTTCTCGGTCGGGCGCGATGAGGCCGGACTTCGACTCCCTCGACGATATGCTCGTCTCGCAGGCTGGCCCCGCTACGCCGGGGATGGCCGCACGGAAGTGTCGGCACCAGTGGGGCATCGTCAACGAGCGGACGCCTGACGGTGACGTCGTCTACGTCGATGAATGCGTCCGCTGCGGGAAGCCGCATTCGCTAAGCGCGGCGCGCCGTGGCAGGAACTCACGCAAGCGCGGCGGCGCCGCCGAGCTCGACGTGGCGCGGACCCTCGGCGCCAGCAAGGTCGGCCCGCTCGGCCATCCGTGGGACGTGGAACGCCCCGGCTGGTGCCGCCTCCAGGTGAAGAAGCTCGCCCGCTACCCCTCCCTCACGCAAGTCACGGAGTGGATCGACGCCATCCCGGCCGGGCGGGAGATGCGCGGCGTGGCCCTCATCCAGCCCGGTCGCGGCGGACGCCGCCTCATCGTCCTCGACCTCGATGAGTTCGCCGAGCATCACGGGGAGCCGACATGATCAGCTACGCCGACTTCCTCGACCGGAAGGTCCAACTGGACGGCGCGGACGGCTTCGAGCCCGACTGGATGCCGGACTTCCTCTTCCCGTTCCAAGCGCTGCTCACCGAATGGGCGATCCGGCAGGGCCGCGGGGCGATCTTCGCCGACTGCGGGCTCGGCAAGACGCCGATGCAGCTGGTGTGGGCCGAGAACGTCGTCCGTCACACCGCCAAGCCGGTCCTCATCGTGACGCCGCTCGCGGTCGGCTTCCAGACCGAGGCTGAGGCCGCGAAGTTCGGGCTCGAGGCGCACATCTCCCGCGACGGATCAGTCCGGCCGGGCATCAACGTGACGAACTACGAGCGGCTGCACCTCTTCGACCCGGCGATCCTCGGCGGCATGGTGTGCGACGAGTCGAGCGCCATCAAGAGCTTCGACGGCAAGCACCGCGCGCTCGTCACCGACTACATGCGGAAGATGCGCTACCGCCTCCTCTGCACCGCGACCGCGGCGCCGAACGACTACATCGAACTCGGCACGTCCTCCGAGGCCCTCGGGTACCTCGGCCACATGGACATGCTCAACCGCTTCTTCAAGAACGACATGAATAACTCGGCCACGCGCGGCGGCCGGTTCCGCTGGTCGGCGGTCGGGTCATTCGGTGCGCCCAAGTGGCGGTTCAAGGGCCACGCCGAAGAGGCGTTCTGGCGGTGGGTCTGCTCGTGGGCCCGATCGGTCCGCCGCCCGTCCGACCTCGGCTTCGATGACGACGGTTTCGTCCTGCCGCCGCTCGAGCACCGCGAGCATGTCGTCCAGGCGATGACCCGGCCTGAGGGCACCCTATTCGACCTCCCCGCCATCGGGCTCGACGAGGAACGGGAAGAGGCGCGACGGACCATCGGGGAACGATGTGACCAAGTGGTCGACCTCTTGGCCGACGCGGACTCGGCGGTGGCGTGGTGTCACCTCAACGCGGAGGGCGACCGGCTCGCCCGCACCATCCCGGGTGCAGTCCAGGTCGCGGGCTCGGACGGCCCTGACGAGAAGGAGGACAAACTCCGCGCGTTCAGTCGTGGCGAGATCCGCGTCCTCGTGACGAAGCCGAAGATCGGGGCGTGGGGCCTCAACTGGCAGCACTGCCACCGCATGACGTTCTTCCCCAGCCATTCCTACGAGCAGTACTACCAAGCCGTCCGCCGCTCATGGCGGTTCGGCCAACGCTCGCCCGTCGTCGTGGACATCGTGACCACCGAGGGCGGCAGCCGGGCGCTCGACAATCTCCAGCGCAAGGCCGACCTGGCTGACCGGATGTTTGACGCGCTCGTGGCGCATATGGGCGACGCGCTGCGGATCGACCGCCTCCGCGGCTACGACCGACCTGTCGAGGTGCCGGCATGGCTCGCATGACCCGCGGTGCCGTCTACGCGGCCATCGACGCCGAGCGAACTCGCCAGGCCGCTAAGTGGAACGGCGAACACGCATGGGGATCCGGCGACTGCTCATCGCGAGCTGTCGATGAGGCGGTCAAGTCGACCGTACTCACCGAGGAATGCGGCGAAGTGGCGCGCGCTGTCCTCGATGCCCGTCACGAGGACATGCGCCGCGAGTTGATCCAGGTCGCTGCGGTCGCAGTGGCGTGGCTCGAGGCATTCGACGAAGAGGAGCCGAGCCTGTGGCAGTCCTAGACCAGCTCGTGACCGACACGTACGCGATCTACAACGGCGACTCGATGGAAGTCATGCCCACGATGCCAGCCGAGTCGGTCCATCTGTCGCTCTACTCGCCGCCGTTCGCCGGTCTCTACCAGTACAGCTCAAGCGAGCGTGATCTGTCGAACTCGACGGGCTACCCCGAGTTCCTCGAGCACTACGCCTACTTCGTCCGCGAGCTCTACCGTCTCACGATGCCGGGCCGGATGACGGCGGTGCACTGCATGGACATCCCGACCAGCAACACCGGCAAGGGCGACGGGCTGCGTGACTTCCCGGGTGACCTTATCCGACTCCACGAGGCCGAAGGCTGGACCTACACGGCCCGCTATCACGTCTGGAAGGAACCACTTACCGTTCGCAATCGCACGATGGTCAAGGGGCTCGCCCACAAGACGATCGTGGACGACTCGACCCGATGCTCGGTCGCCTCAGCGGATTATCTGCTCATGTTCCGCCGCAAGGGCACGAACCCGGTTCCGGTCGCCCACCCTCACGGGCTGCTCGAGTACGCCGGCGAGCGGCCGATCCCGGCCGATGTGCTCCGCTATCGCGGCTGGCAAGGCAACCAGATCGAGAACCGCTACTCCCACTGGATCTGGCGACAGTACGCCTCGGCCTTCTGGGATGACGTGCGACTCGACCGCGTGCTGCCGTTCCGTGAGGCGCGCGACGAGGAGGATGAGAAGCACGTCCACCCGCTCCAGCTCGATGTCATCGACCGGGCCGTCGTCTTGTGGAGCAATCCCGGCGAGACGGTCCTCACTCCGTTCATGGGCGTGGGCTCCGAGGTCTACGGAGCGGTCCGGGCAGGCCGCCGCGGCATCGGGATCGAACTCAAGCCGTCTTACTATCGCCAGGCGGTCCGCAACCTCGAAGCTCTCGAACGGCCTGAGCATGTCGAGGAGTCATGGCTCGCAGCGGTCGGCGCGGGATGACCACCGCCGAAGCCGCCCCCGTCGATGACCTCTGCTCGGAGTGCCGCCACGAAGTCGCCGCCTTCGAGGTGGACGGCACCGCCGTCCGGCTCGGCTACCGCTGCCTCAATGGCTACATCGCGGCCACCCGCGCCATCTCGCTCGACGACCTCATCGCGGAGATCATGGCACCGCCGCCCCTGTCCCCGCAGGAACTCATGCGGCGGCTGCGCAAGCTGGAGGAGACATCGTGACGCACCACGTAGACCTCGGGACGCTGACGCTCGCCACCGGGAGCCACGCCAGCCGCGACGCGGGCATGTGCGTCATGGAGGCCGTCGCGTGGTGGGCCGACCTCGAACACACCGACCACCCGGCCTGCACGAGCCCCGTCCTCACCGCGTTCGCGATCGCGTGGAATGACGCCGCCTCAGACGAGCAGCGCCAGGAGCTCATCCCGTACATCCCGCGTCTCGTCGGGACGGCGGGCGACCCCGCGGCCGACGAGCGCCGGGCGTGGCTCGCGACCGACTGGCTCGTCCGGACCTTCGCCCCGACGTGGCTACGCCGCGCCGGCCTCACCGACCGAGCGGCCGAGCTCGAGGCGCTGCCGGAGCTGACGAGCAGCGAACTCGCGAGGAGCGCCCAGGCCATCATCGAAAAGGCGAGGAGCGAGGCATACGCCGCCAGGGCCGCCGCCGGGGCCGCCGCCAGGGCCGCCGCCGGGGCCGCCGCCGGGGCCGCCGCCGGGGCCGCCGCCAGGGCCGCCGCCGGGGCCGCCGCCGGGGCCGCCGCCGCCGCCGCCGCCGGGGCCGCCGCCAGGGACGCCGCCTGGGCCGCCGCCGGGGCCGCCGCCGGGGACGCCGCCGGGGCCGCCGCCGGGGACGCCGCCTGGGACGCCGCCAGGGCCGCCGCCGGGGCCGCCGCCGGGGACGCCGCCGGGGCCGCCGCCGGGGACGCCGCCTGGGCCGCCGCCGGGGCCGCCGCCGGGGCCGCCGCCAAAGGCAAGAAGGGCTACGACGCGCAGTACGTCGCGGCTCGCAAGGCGGCCGACGAGGTGTTCGCCACCGCGCTCGCCGACACGGTCGCGGAGCTGCGCGCCTCGGGACTGGCGCTCTTTTCGAAGATGATCGCGGTCGGGAAGCTGGAGGACGACGATGCCGCCTGACCCGCTCACGCACGCTGAGATGACGCCTCGCGAGCAGCGAGTGAACAATGCCATGCGGGCGACCGTCGGCCTTTTGCCGCTGCCGCTCGACCCCGACCCGCTCACGATCCTGCCCGACGACCCGTACCGCGGCATGATCGCGGACCTGCGCGAGAGCCGCGAGCATCTGGCCGAAGCGATGGACGGCTGGCACTCCGGCCGTTTCACCCGCATCGACCTCCTCATGGGCGCCATCGCGGGCTTCGTCATCGGCCTGCTGGCAGCTCAGGCGTTGCATCTGTTCGTGGAATTGCCGGTATGACCGCTAAGAGCCCGCGCCGCATCGACAACGCGAAGTGGATGGAGAACGCGAGGGCCGATCTGGAGTCGGCCGTTGGTGACTGGGTCAGTAAAACGCCAGCGGCGGGGATGTCGAAGCTCGAGGCCATCGGCCAGCGACTCGATGTCATCCTAACGGAGCTTGGCTATCCGCCGCCGCCGCATAAGTGCCCGGATTGCGGGAACGAGCACGTCCGATGACGGAGCATCGGCCTGCTGGCGGGGCGGCTGGTATGACCACACTCGCAGACGACCTCGCCGCCCTCATCGCGGCACGGGAGGCGGCGACGAAGGGGCCGTGGCGACAAGGCACGGGCATCCACGACAACTGGGTGTTGGAACCCGTGCCCATCGACGCCATCGGCATCGCTGGAGAGCGGAAGGACACGCGCCCGATCTTCACCGGGCAGACGAGCAGCCGCACAGGATGGGCCGCCGACGCCGCCTTCATCGCCATGTCCGCCAACGTCATCGAGGCCCACGGCGCGGAGTTGGCTGCGCTGGTGGCTCGTCCCGACTACGCGACGCTCTACAACGTCGCACGGCTGCGGGCGGCGCTGGAGGAGGCATGGTCGTTCATCGCTTCCGATTGGGGCGGGACCGGCGCCGAGGATGTCGAGCGCATCCGCCAGCCATTGCTCGCCACCATCACCGCCGCCCTCGACGCCGCTCTCCGAGGTCCGTCGTGATGGCTGACTCGCGATACGAACTGCTCCGCGATGACCCGCGCCACGGGCTGTCGAAGGGCGACATCCTCATCTGCGGTCGGATGCACTGGGCGTGGGCAGCCGAGAAGGTGGCCGTCCTCCGCCGCGAGAGCGACGGCTACGAGCCCGGTTGCTCACAGTACCGCGTGAACGTCCGCCACGTCTCAGGACCGAGGTCGTGATGGCTGACCGGAGGCTCATCGACGCGAACGCGCTGCTCGCCACGCCGCGCTGCCCGTTGTCGCTGGATGGCGACGAGCACCACGTCCACCAGTCGGACATCGACGCCGCCCCGACGGTCGTGCCGGACTCCGCGCGGCTGCGGGCAATAATCGAGGAGCGGATATTCGACCAAGGCTGGCTCATCCGTCCGACCCTCGCCAACGCCATCGCGCTCGCCGTCGACGACATCATGGAGTACCTCGGCGTCCCGATGACGGACACGGCGGGCGGCGGATGACCGAATGGCTGACCGACGGTGGTGTAGGCTAGGACTCCTGAGCGCGCGACTAGACGAAGGCGAAGGATGAATGACCGAGCCGGATCTGCCAGAGTCGGCCCACGTTGCCCGTGGCGAGGCCGAGGAGAAGGACCGCGTATCGCTCGGTCAGCGGCGCATCAACCTCATCTGGGAACTCACTCAGGCGACCATCGCCATCTCGGTCACGGTTACCACGCTCTTCGTCTCGGGGTCACTCGCCACGCAAGGCTCGAACGAGACGGCGGCCTTCCTGCTCCTCTCCAACGCCTTCTTCCTCGTCATCGGCTTCTACTTCGGCCGGACGAACCACCAGCGCGTCGGTGGCATCGGCCCACGCGACGGGTATCGGTAGGGTGATGACCGAGCCGCACGCCAAGCCGCGGCGCGTCGTCCGGGTGGGCAAGCCGTGCAAGGCGCTGGTCGGTCGGCAGAAGGTCGAGTGTGGTGCCGATACGATGAAGGTCTATCTTGACCACACGCCCTACCCGACGGTCATCTACTGCCCCAAGTGCGATCAGAAGGACGACCGATGAGCACACCGATCCAGCCAGGCCAGAGCGTCCACGTTCATGTCGACCGTCCTGACGGCACGGCCTACGACGAGACGTTCACGGCTCCGGCTGCCCCGACGCCACCTCCTCCACCCCTGCCGCCGCCGGTCTGGGCGTTCCTCTCCTATCCGAAGAGCGGGCAGCAGACCATCAACGGCCAGACGGGCGTGGAGCTCGCGCACGCCTCGTTCGTTGGCATCCGGGCCGTCGCCCTGGCGCTCGTCAACTGCAAGAACATCTACCTCCACGATCTCGACTTCGCCGACAACATCGGCGACATCTACCTGCTCAACTGCTCCGGCACGCTGCGGATCGAGGACATCCGGGCACGGAATACGGGCGACAACACCATCGGATCAGGCCACTCGAACATCATCCAGCTGAACGCCTCGTCGTTCACCAACGCGCCGACCGATGGCATCCGGCGCATCAAGTCGCTCGGCGGGCCGACCGAGGACATGGTCAGCTTCTTCGGCTCGGGCGGTGTCGATGCGGCGCACCGGCTCGTCCTCGAGCTCAGCGCCTTCGAGTCGCCGCTGCCTCCCGATCCGCTCGCCTACACGTCGGGCTCTGGCTCGGGCACGATGGTCGAGTCAGGACATCACATCATCGTCCAGCGCAACAGCTACCTCAACGTCGGCCAAGGCGGCATCGGCTTCAACGGCGGCGACGATGTGCACTACCTCGACAACGTCGTGTACCTCGCCCAGCGGGACAAGAGCAACGTCGGCATCTATGGCCTCAAGGCACCCGATACCGCCGGCGGCTGGGAGGTCAGCCGCAACCGGGTCTGGGCCCGGCACAACAACCCGGCCTACGACAACCCTGCCTGGAAGCCCTCGAGCATCACGGGTGTCGTTGGCTGGGACGGGACCAACACGAACGTCTGGCAGGATCCGACGATCGACCCGTCGACCATGCACGTCGTCCTGTGAGCCACTACGCGGGAGCAGTCGGCCAGGCCCAGCCGTGGGCCGACGAGCGACTCGGCGTGCCGCCGTTCATCAACTGCGTGGCGGCCAGCGGCGTGAACATCGCAGGCGCGGCCACCAACGGCACCGTGCCGACCACCGATGCCGAGGTCCAGGCGCTCCGCGTGGCGACGGGCGACACCGCGGGCGGCGAGAACCTCCAGCAGCTGGCCCACGGGATGACCGTGCGCTACGGCTGGACGGGCACCCTCGATGAGTCATGGCAGACCATCACCACCGGCCTTGTCTCGCAGGGCAAGTGGTTCGCCGTCATCGGCGACTACGACGCCCTCCCGGCCGCGTTCCGCACGCCGCAGCCGACGTTCCACGGCCTCCATTGCACCGCGGTCGGTCCTCGAGACAGCAAGACGTGCCAGTGGGTGGATCCGCTCGACAAGTCCGGGCCCTCGGGCCATCCGACGAGCAAGCCGATGCCGCTCGCCGCGCTCCGCGCGTTCTGCGCCACCTATGCCTTCGGCTCGCTCGGTATCGTCGAGTTCAGCCACGAGTCGCACAAGAGCTATGTCGTGTCGATCGGCGCGCTGGCCGTCATCCGCTCCTACACGCTCGGCCACAACGGCTGCATCCTCGCCTGGCGGGACACCCGCTGGGTCAACCGCAACTCAAGCGCCCCAGCCTCGGCACCCGTGCATCGCGTAACGTGCAACGGACTATCCGGTGCGGTTACGACGCGCGTAACAGCGGGCGCGTTCAAGGATCAAGTCATCCGGGTCGGCGTCGGCCGCGTCACGCTACGGGAGGTCTAGATGTCGGCGGATCTCATCAGCACCATCGGCAAGTACGTCATCGCCCTGGCGGTGATAGCCGGCTCCTTCGTCATCATCTATCAGGACGCGAACAACGCCCAGCCGTGGACCGTCGTCGGCCTCATCGTCGGCTGGATCATCCGCGATAGCGCGGGACAGTCCGCGACGAGCAACGCCGTCAGGCTCCAGCAGACACCAACGAACGGAGCGCCGCACCAGTGATAACCCGCATCGTTCTCGCCGTCGTCATCGCGGTGGTCGTGACCATCGTCCTCGTCGGGCTGCTCGGTCCCATCCTCGAGACGCTCAAGGTGGAGATCGCCACGACCATCGGCCGCTTCTTCGTCAGCTGGGGCGCGGTCATCGGCGTCCTCGCTGGCCTGTGGTACTTCTTTGCTGGCGGTGGTATCTCACTGCCCAAACGCTGACAGGCGCGTGCTAGGCTAGCGGGCGATGACAGATCGCCAGCATCGGCGGTATCCCAAGGCGACGAAGGCCGCCCTCGTTTTGCTCGCCGATCAGTCCAGCATCAGCGCGGCAGCTGAGGCAGGCGGCGTTCCGCGCAAGACGCTGGAGTACTGGCTCGACCGCCCGGAGTTCGCCGAACTTCGCCTCCGCGCGCGTGAGCAGATGGCCGAGGATGTACTGACCACCGCCAAGATTGGATGGGCCAGGCTCGCCGAGCGCCTTCCCGATATGGATGACGGCGACCTCATCGACGCCGTGGAGCTAGCGACCACCAAGGGGCTGCTCCTGAGTGGTGAGGCGACCAGCCGCACCGAGCATCGCGATCTCACCGCAGACCTTCCAGACCACGAACGTCAGGCATTGGCCGATGTCATTGATGCGTGGCTGGCAGAGACGGCCGATGCTGACAGCACCGCCGCAACTTAGGGACGCACCCCGCCCGATCCTCGAGGCGCTGCGGCGTGAACTAGCGCCGACGTTCGCCAACCCCCAGCAGCGCGCCTTCTTCTGGAGTCGGGCGTCCGAGGTGCTGTACAGCGGCGCCTACCGGGCCGGTAAGAGCCGCATCGGCTGCGAGAAGGCCTACGACTTGGCGAAGCGGTATCCCGGCATCCCGATCGGCATCTTTCGCAAGACGGCGGCCAGCCTCGCCGCGTCGACCGAGCGCACCCTGCTCCACGATGTGATACCGCGTAACAGCATCGTCCGCCACAACCGCACCGAGCGGTGGTACGAACTGGCGAACGGCAGCCGCATCTGGTTTTTCGGCCTCGACCCGGATCCCATCACCGGCCTGCCGTCGAAGGTCGGCTCGGTCGAGCTCGGCTGGGCGTTCGTTGACGAGGCGGCCGAGTGCGTCGAGTCCGACTGGTCGATGGTCAAGGGCCGGCTCTCCTGGCCCGGCATCCCGTTCCACCAGATTGCGGCGGCCACCAACCCGGCCAGCCCGAAGCACTGGCTCAAGGTGCGCTTCACGCCGCCGACGCCGGAGCGCGTCTACCTCCATGCCTCGACGTTCGATAACCCGCTGCTGCCCGGGGACTACGTGGCGGACGCGCAGAGCCAGGCCGACGACTACCTCAAGCGCCGCTACATCTACGGCGAGTGGGTCGGTGCCGAGGGCGTCATCTGGACGCTGCCCGACGATCAGGTGCGCAACGAGGCGGGCCCGTGGAAGCGCGTGGTGGCGGGCCTCGACTGGGGCTTCGTCCATGCCTTCGCCTGCGAGGTGGTGGGCCAGTCGGGCGAGGGCCGGCTGCACGTCATCGACGAGGTGTACGAGAAGGGCGAGACGATCGACCGCATCATCCCCGTCCTCGAGTTCATCCAGCGCACGCACGGCGTCACGACGTTCTACGCCGACCCGTCCGAGCCCGGCTACATCCTCCAGTGCCAGCGTGCCGGCCTGCCCGTCGAGCCTGCCACCAACGCCGTGTCGCCTGGCATCGGAGCCGTTAGCATGGCGATCGCCCGCGGCATGAGCATCGCACCTACGTGCCGCGGGCTGCTCGGCGAGCTGCCGGGCTACACGTGGAAGCCCAATCGGGCGGGCGGCTTCCGTGAGGAGCCCATCGACATCAACGACGACGCCTGCGACGCGCTCCGCTATGCCGTGGTGGGCATCACCGGCATCCTCGAGGACAACCCGTGGGCGCAGCTGGCCGGCCAGCGTGTGGGAGCGATCGCGTGACGATCTCTGCGCAGGATGCGGCCTACGCTCTCGTCGTGGCCGGTGCCGCGATGATCTGGCCGCCGCTCGCGCTCATCGTGGCGGCGGCGTTCCTCATCGTGGCCCTGATCGTGAACGACCGCCGCGCGGAACCGGCTTCGGTGCCGGGGCAGGACGGCCGAAGTGGATGAAGCCCTCAGCCTGACCGTGCGGTGCGTGCTCCTCGCGCGGCGTCTCGCGGCCCATGATCTGCTCGCTCATGGTGCGCGCCTCATCGCGCACGGCTGGCGCGCCCTCGAGCACGATGCGCCACGTCTCCAGGGCAGCGGTGAGGCGCCCCACTTCCGCCTCCAACTCGGCGATGCGGAGGTCGCGCGGATCGGGCGCGGCCTTCCTTCGCCGGTAGTCCCTCATGTACTCGGCGCGGCTACGGCTCACGTAACCATTGTAACGAATGGATGTAACGCATGAGCATCCACATCGCTCCTCGTCCCGCTCCGCGTCCTGCTCCAGTCGCCAAGGCCGAGGCTGCCATCTACAGCAAGGCCGGTCCGGTCGGGCCTGGCGCTGGCGTCCTCAACACCGAGTACCCGCTTGACCGCTATGCCGCCAATAACTCGCCGCAGAAGAAGATGCAGCGGGCATGGGCGCTGTCCTTCGCCGTGCCGTGGATCGCCGCCGCCGAGGACGCCATCACCGAGCGCATGGCGAACGTCGACTGGGATCTCGAGGACGAGAACGACGAGGAGATCGACGACCAGTACCCGAATGAGGCTGCGCAGCGCGCCAAGACGCTCCTCGAGAAGCCATCGAGCAACCTGACGGTCGGTGCGCCGTACTACCAGTCCGACCTGTGGGGCCTGACGGGGCGCGCGATGGGCGTCTGCGGCTCAGGCTTCATCTTCCTCGATATGCTCGATGCCTACGCCAACACGCCGTCGGCCATGTTGCCGATCGCGCCCTGGCGGATGTATCCCGAGGAGGACGACAACGGCAACCTCATCGGCTGGAGCATCGACAAGACGCGGACCGATCCGGGCATCGCCGTCCGCATGGACGAGATCCTCCACTACCGTCTGCGCCCGGGCTACGTCGGTCACTTCGGCATCGGCCTCGTGGAGTCGGCGCTCACCAAGGCGCAGCTGAGCCAGGGCCTCGACAATCACCTCGCCATGGTCATCGAGGCGGGTGGTCGGCTGTCGGGCTTCCTCTCGCCGAAGACGGGCGTGATGGGCAGCGACCAGATGCTCCAGGCCGAGCGCGACTGGCGCACCGTCGTCGAGCAATCCGATGCCGCCAAGCGCCTCCAGCTGATGGCCGCCCCGGTCGACTTCACGCCGACCACCCTGACGCCGGCCGAGATGCAGATCCGCGATCTCATGGACGGGGCACGCGACGATTTGCTCACGCTCTGGGGCGTCCCGCTGTCCATCATCGGCGGGACCACGCCGGCCGGGCTCAACAGCGGCGACACCCGCAAGTACGATGAGGCGGCCATCTGGCAGGGTCCGGTCCACCACCGTCTCAACATCTTCCGCCAGGTGACCCAGTACCAGCTGCTCGACCGCTGGCAGGCGCTCGGCGTCACCGTGGAGCTCGAGATCGAGGAACCGGAGTTCGATGACGACTCGCCGCGCTACGATCTCCTCGGCAAGTCGCTCAACAGCCCGCTCACCAACCTCGAGCGGCGCGCGCTCATCGGGCTGCCGCCGACCGGCGACCCGTCCATCGACAATGCGATCCTCCTGCCCGCCACCATCGTGCCGTATGCGCAGGCACCGGATCAGGAGGGCAACGTCGCCACGCCGACCGAGGAGGTGCTCGGCCGGACGCCGGAGAACGACACCAGCGGCCAACAGTCCGCCGCGTCCGCCGCTGCCGGCGAGACGTCCAGCGGCCCGGCTGCCATGGCTCCGCAGGCTGGCGCGGCCAAGGCCGTCCTGCCGTCCCGGCTCAGCCCACGGGTCGCGCCGCTCCACGCCTCGCTCGTGCGCTACCGCGAACACGCCATGAGCAAGTACACGCCGCTCTTGAAGAATACCGTCGGCGACGTGCTCAAGGAGCAGCAGCACGACATCGCCGAGCGGCTGCGCAAGCACGCCGCCCACGTCGAGAAGCATCCGGGCGACTCGTCGATCTGGTGGAGCAAGACGTGGGATGCCAAGCTGCACCATGCGCTCGCCCCGCGGCTCGAGGCCGTGTCGCAGGTGGTCGCGGCCGGTGTCCATGACGTGCTGCCGCCACTGCCCGCCAAGGCGGCGGCCATCAACGAGGTGACGCGCGCCAAGGTGGAGGACGGCATCGCGCGCGGCCTCGAACGCGGTCTGTCGGTTGCTGCGGTGGCGGACCTCATCGAAGGGCTTGGATCCGAGGAGGCCGCCGCCGCACTCGGTATCGACGCCTTCGCTGACGAGCGGGCCGAGACGATCGCCAAGAGCGAGATGGACGACGCGCTCACGGCCGACGAGCTCGTGGCTGGTGACGAGGGCAAGGCCGACGACGGTGCGATCGCTCAGGCCATCATGGGCTTCGCAACTGCCCACTCCGAGGGCATGGCGGCCATGCGTGCCGTCCACGAGGCGACGATGGAGACGGTGACTTCCGGCCTGGCGGATCTCGGCGGGCGCATCGGCACGCTCGCCGAGACGCCGCACAACGTCCAGGTGAGCGTCGCCGCGCCAATCGTCAACCTGCCGCCCGTGGAGCCGCCGACGGTCATCATCCCGCCGGCTCGCAATCGCACGGTGAAGAAGAACCGCGACGGCTCGTACAGCGTCACCGAGGACTGACGTGCTGCTGCTGGCAGTGCTCGGCATCGTCCTCTGCATGGCGGTAGTGCTCTACATCGCGGCGAGGGACGCCTAGATGGCGCTCATCACCGCGATCAGCGGCGTGGGTGGTGGCGTAACCGCGGCCACGGTAGGCGCTCAGGTCAATCTGTCGGTGGCCGCGCCCGTAGCCCAGACGGCCCAGACCGGCATCAGCGGCATCGCCAACAGCCAGACGACCTACACGTCCGGCACCGTCTCGCTCTCCGAACTCGGCGCCATCACGATCCGCTCGACGACGGGCAACCAGTACCAGTTCAGCGTGCCAGCCGGGGCGTCGGCGACCGGCAACCTCGGGGCCATCGCGGCGAGCAACTCGACGTACACCAGCGGCACCGTCGTCCTGTCGGGATCCGGTGCGCTGACGGCCTCGTACAACGCGGGCACCATCCTGCTCTCGGTCAACGCCCAGACGGCGCAGACATTCGTGTCGGGCATCGCCGCCAGCAACACCACGTACACGTCGGGTGTCGTCTCCATCACGGGCGTCGGTGGTGGCGTCACGGTGTCCTCCAACACCGGCCAGCGCGTCGACATCAGCGTGGCCGCCCCGGTGGCGCAGACCGTCCAGACACTCGGCATCTATGCCTCAAGCCAGACGTTCGGCGGTACGTCCTCGAGCACGTACAGCGCGCAGAGCCTGTCGATCTACGCCTCTGGCGGCATCAGCGTCGGCTGGTCGAATGGATCGCTCGGCCTGAGTGTCCCGGCTGGCGCCAGCGCCACGGGCAACCTCGGTGGCATCGCCATGAACGCGGCGACCACCTACACGTCGGGGACGGTGGTGCTCTCGGCGGGCGCGAACATCACCCTCGGCAGCAACGCGCAGACCATCACGATCAGCGGCAACTCGACCCAGTCGGTGCAGACGCAGGGCCAGATGTCGGCCGGCATCAGCAACCTCGGCAACACCGTCGGTAGCACGGGCATCAGCGGCACCCAGCTTGTCCTCGTCGGGACGGGCGACGTGACACTCTCGGGATCCACCGGCGCGAACGGCGCGACCGTCAGCATCGTGCCGCCTGGCGACCTGTCCTTCTACCACGCCAACAGCGCGGTCCTCTATTCGTCGGCGACGTCGGTGCCCATCAACACCTCGGTCAGCCTCGTGCGCTTCGTGCTCGAGAAGGCGGTGTCGTTCAGCCGCGTCGACATCCCGGTGTCCGTATCGCTGGCGACCGCCGCCACCACGGCCACCAACGCCATCGTCATCTCGGCCGTGGGCGTGCTCTACAGCCGGAACGCCTCGACGCTCAACGCGATCGTCGGGCAGAGCTCGACCACGACCATCTCTTACGCCAGCAACACGGGCGTCTTCTCGTCGCTCTCGGGTCCGCGCCTCATGTCGTTCAACCTCGCCTCACGGCTCTCGGCGGGCGAGTACTACTTCGGCTTCCAGCTGTCCACGAACACGTCGTCGGTGGGCGCATCGACCACCAACCTCGGCGGTACCATCGGCATGATCTACGGGTCGACGATGACGGCCGCTCCGTGGCGGCTCATCAGCGCCGACCCGACCGTGAGTACCATCAACGAGATGAACCCGATGCAGGGGATGAACAGCGTGTCGATCAGCGCCACGAGCCAGACGCATCAGGCAAGCCAGGTGACCGTCTCGGGCACGCAACTCCAGCGGGCCGGCCTCATGGTCATCCTGCGGAATGTCGTCTGATGCCTGAGCTCATCCTGTCCGAAGCGCCGACCATCAGCCACGATGCGCAGGGCGTCCACAACCGGGAGATGCGGCGGAGCATCGAGCGTCTCGAGCGATCCCGGTCCTATCGCAACCTGTCCACCGTCATCGTCGTGCCCACCCGCGGCAGCATCCCGGCCCGCGCCGTGGAGAACTGGATGGGCCTTATGACGCCCATGAACCAGCAGGTGGTGCGGCTCTTCGTCTCGGGCATGGAGGTCGGCGCGGCATACGAGCAGGCCTTCGAGACGATCCTCGGCCACCCGCAACTCTCGACCTGGCCCTACGTCCTGACGCTCGAGGAGGACAACCTCCCGCCGCCCGACGGCCTCTTGAAGCTGTACGAGTCCATCGAGGAGTACGCGGCGGTGGGAGGCCTCTACTGGACGAAGGGCGAGGCGGGCCAGCCGATGATCTACGGCAACCCCGAGGGCGTGCTCGACTTCGTGCCGCAGCCGCCGCGGATGGACACGGTGCAGGAGTGCAACGGGCTGGGCATGGGCTTCACCCTCTTCCGCACCGAGGTCTTCCGCAGCCTCGAGCGGCCGTGGTTCAAGACCCAGCAGGAGTGGCGGCCGGATGCCGGCGTCGGGATGTACACGCAGGATCTCTACTTCTTCGAGAGGGCCCGCAAGGCGGGGTATAAGGTTGCGTGCGACACGCGGGTCAAGGTCGGGCACCTCGACCCGGCCACTGGGATGGTGTGGTAGTGGCACGAGCGAAAGCGGCACCGGACGAGGAGCTCGGCGAATATACCGAGACGCTCAAGACGATGGCGAAGATCTACGACGTCGGGCGGCGTTACCTGCTCCACTCGCCGACGAAGCTCGACATCGCCTGCGGCCAGAATAAGGCCGAGGGCTTCACCGGCATCGACCTGGCCGGCGACGCCGACATCGTCCATGACCTGTTCAGCTTCCCGTGGCCGATCGCGGATGGCGTCGTCGAGGAGGTCAACTGCTCGCACTTCGTCGAGCACATCCCGCACGCGCTGCCGGGCCAGACGGTCGACGGCTGGTGGCTCTTCTGGGATGAGGTCCACCGCATCACCAAGCCGGGTGCGGTGGTCAACGTCACGCACCCCTACGTCAAGAGCGACCGCGCCTTCTGGGATCCGACGCACGTGCGCTTCATCCACGAGCAGACGTGGTACTACCTCGACGCCGAGTGGCGGAAGGCGCAGGGCCTCGACCACTACCCGGTCACGGCAGACTTCAACGTGGTGACCATCAGCGGCTCGATCGCCGATGACATCGCCACCCGTGCCCTCGAGGTGCAGACCTTCGCCCGCGCGCACTACTGGAACGCGCTGGGCGACCTGACCATCCGCCTGGAGCGCCGATGATCTTCGACGGCTGCATCTTCGACCCGACCATCTTCGACGCCGCGCCGTGCGTGGTCGCCACGGGCAAGACGCGGTACGGCTACGGCTTCGGTCGACCACCGGCCAGGCGACCCCTCGAGGAGCCAGAGGACGACGAGGAACTGCTGGCTCTCGCCCTCACGCTCTGAGCCTTGCTGTCCTTCGCCAAGGCCGCTCCAGCGGGTGCCGTCGAGCGGGTGATGGAGCGCGGCGCGGCGCGTGTCACCGGCATCAACGAGACGACCCGCGACAAGATCAACGAGGCGATCGGCCGGGGCCTTGACTCCGGCATGAGCGTCCTCCAGGTGGCTGATGCCATCCAATCCGGCGGCGTCATCGACGGGCTGAACATGGGCAGCCTCTTCGACGACTACCGCGCCGAGATGATCGCCCGGACCGAGCTCATGGACGCCTACAACGCCACCGCCCTCGCCTCGTACTCCGAGGCCGGTGTCAGCCAGGTGCAGGCCATCGACGGGGACGGCGACGAGGAGTGCGCGGCGCGCGACGGGCAGACCTTCGACATCGACGAGGCCGACACCATCGAGGACCACCCGAACGGCACGCTCGACTGGGTGCCGATCGTCGGCGAGGAGCCTGGAGCCGCCGCCGCAGAAGGCGCGGTCGCGGGCGAGATGCCGACGGAGGAGTTGCCGCCGGAGTTCATGCAGACGGTGGGCCCAGAGGAGCTCCAGTCGCTGACCACCGATCTTGTCGACTCGGCCAGGGCTGCCGAACCTGGCGTCACGGAGGATCTCAAGGCGATCGGTCAGCTGGCCGACCTCAACCCCGACGCGCACTTCGTCCTCGACGGCAAGGAGTTGAACACGTTGAAGGCGGCGGTCAAGGAGGAAGGGTCGACGCTGCGGAAGCTCAACGGCATGGTGAAGGACGATCCGATGATTACGCGCGACCAGATGGCCGCCGAGATGAAGGACAACCTGCGATACACCTTCGTCGGCGATCCGGCCTCCTACGATGCGTCGGTCCGAACGGCCGTTGACGAGTTGGTGGCGCGCGGATACGAGCCGTACCGCGCCACCAACTACTGGGAGCGGGCCGACGGCTACGCCGGCCTCAACACCAACTGGCGGACGGCCGACGGGCAGATGTTCGAGATCCAGTTCCACACCCAGTACGGGCTCGAGACGAAGGAAGTGCTCAGTCACCCGCTCTACGAAGAGCAGCGACTCCTGCCTGCGGACTCGCCGCGCCGGCTCGAGATCGACAACGAGGTCAACGCCCTATGGCGGACCTTCCGCGATGCTGAGGTGAACGGCGGCCTCGGCGATCTGCCGTGGCTCGATGAGGTCTTCCCGATCGTCCGCTAGGCCTGGCGCTGCGCGATCTCCGTCTGGGAAGACGGCACCATGCCGTCGCCGTTGAAGATGCGGTCGGCCAGGTAGTTGGCGACGTCCCGGTCCGTGATGGGCGTCCAGTCTCGAGCGACCGGATCCCAGCGGGCGTAGCCGTCGGAGGCGAGCCGGTAGTAGCGGTCCGGCAGACCGACCGACGGATCGCCGAGGAGCGTGTAGTAGTTGGCGTCAGCCACGGTGGTCCTTCTCAATCTGGTGGATGCGGGCGAATGACAGGCCAGTCCGGTCTGCGATCGCGCGCAGGGTGAGCGTCTTGCGAGCCTCGAGGATCTGCACCACGAGCTCGTCGTGCGTCTCCTCGAGGAGTCGGCGCCGCCGCTGGTAGCGGCGGCCGGTCCGTGTCAGTTCATCCATGCTGTGCCTCGAAGGGAGCGGGAGACTGGGACCGCGGAGAAGGCCATCTGGCACCTCCAGGGAGGGGGAGCGCCCCCCGTGTCTCGAGGGGACAATGCCAGTGTAGGCCCTGCACACTACCTTGTCAAGCATCTACACAACATCCGTTGCCAGTCCGCACCGGCTTCGGGCGCTTGACGGGGTGGTATCGTTGTGCTGCCTTCGCAGGACGCATGAGGTGAACGACGACATGGCGCAGATGACGGCAGCGAGCATCGACGATCTCCCAGACAGCGACTTCGCCTACATCGAGCCTGGCGGGAAGAAGGACGATGAGGGCAAGACGACGCCGCGATCGCTGCGCCACTTCCCGATCCACGACGCCGCGCACGTCCGCAACGCGCTGGCGCGACTCTCCCAGAGTCCGTTCGGCGACAAGGCGCGCGCCAAGGTCGAGGCCGCCGCCAAGAAGATGGGCATCGGTGAGCCGGCGTCGGGTAAGGCCGTCGAGCTCAAGGCCGAGCCGATGGAGACGAGCCGACTCGACCGCTGGCTGGCGGGCAAGATCAGCCGCCGCATCCTCGTGGCGCCGTTCTACGGGCCCATCCCGGGCGCTGACGGCAAGGGCCGCGACCTCGACGGCGAGTACTTCCATCCCGACGAGGAGGACGCACCGGCCACCGACTTCTACGGCGACTTCCCGTCCCTGCGGGCGACCCGCGACCGGCTCGTGGACTGGCACCACACCACGTTCATGTCGGCCACGCGCAAGGATCCGATGGGCCAGATGAAGGGCGCCATCCTCGGCAACCTCGTGCTCGATGAGGACACCGAGCAGGACGGCCTCTGGGCGGACTTCTGGGCCAACGCTGGCGAGCAACGGCGCAAGCTCGTGGCGATGCTCGAGAAGCGCGGCGCGCAACTCTTCGGCTCATCGCAGCCCGTCCAGGCGGGCATCGTCAAGGCCGACGGCGGGCGCATCGACGTCTGGCCGATCCGCTACCACACCATCACCACGTCGCCGCAGAACACGGCGGCCCTCATGCCGGCGCTCAAGGCAGCGCTCGGCTCCCCTTCTTTGGACGAGATCCCGGCGGATGCCGTCAAGGCATTCCTGACGGGGCTCGATGACTCGGACGTCGACCTTCTGTCGACCTCACCAGACGCGGCGGTCCTCACTTCCGCACTGGTCGGCGAAGCAGCGGCGAAGAGCGGCCGGGTACTGGCAGCAAGTAAGGAGGCGAAACTCCGCGCGGCGATCGAAGCGGCTCTCCACGAGCTCGACGAGATCGTGCGGCAGGAGGCCCTGCTTCCACCTACTGGAGTACCTGAAGATGAGCGAGTACACGCCGGAGCAGGTTGAGAACCTGACCTCGGCGATCGCCAAGCTGGCGGCGACCCGCCAGGAGGCGCAGCCCGGCGCTCCCGACGCCGAGGGTGGCCGCTATGCGGCGGCCCTCGACGGCTCCAAGGAGATCGCCGACCATCTTGCCAAGGCCGACATGGAGAAGGAGGACGCGCAGCGCGCGGCCTTCAAGGCGGAAGTCGCCGAGCAGGTGAAGGCCGTGCTCTCCAGCATCCGCACCCCGTCGATGGCAGCGGCCATCGGCAGCGGATCGGCAGCCAAGGCACGATCCGTCCACGAGTCGCTGATCGACGCGCATCCGCTCGTCAAGGCGGCTTACGAGGCGGCCGGTGGCAGCTTCGCACCCGGCCAGTTCATCACGGCGGTGGCGGCTGCAAACAGCCGCGATGCCGACGACCAGCTGGTGGGCAAGGGCGTCCTCAAGGGCCTCGGGGCCCATCGCGAGGGCACCCCGGAGAGTTCGTCGTCCTACTCCTACGTCGATGCGGAGGGCAAGGCGACCCTCGGCGCAACGGGAGCGACCGGCGGCTTCGTGCTGCCGAACAACCTCGTCGCCGACCTCATCAAGCCGTCCACCCAGCGGGCGGTCTACCAGAACCTCGTGACGGTGCGCCCTGGCGTGGCCGTCCGTGGTGTGGATCAGCCGTACCGGACCGGCGCACCGGCACGGGCGACCTTCCAAGACTGGGGCCAGACGAAGGAAAACGTGAACGAGGCCTACGCTTCGTACACGGCCAACCTCGGCACCATCGCCCGCATCTACGACGTGGGCAAGCAGTACCTGCGATTCTCGGCCGGATCCGCCGAGCAGGACGTCCTCGATGAGCTCACCAAGGGCATCATCCTCGGCGAAAACTTCTACATCATCGCGGGCGCAGGCACCGGCTCCGTCGGTTCAGGCGACCCGACGACCGGCGTCTACACCGCGCTCAATGCGCGGCCGAACTTCAAGTCCGCGTTCGCCTCGGCGAGCACGACCACGGTCGCGGGCTCGTTCGCGGCGGCGTGCAACACGATCATGCAGAACGTCGCGGCACAGAACCGCGAGGTGTCGGCTATCGTCGTGGACCACGTCACCTACTTCACCGGAGCCCGAGAAGGTGCCGACGCGGCTGGCTTCTGGGTCAACCCGGCAGGCGGCCCGACCGGCTTCAACCTCCTGCCCTCTGGGCAGCTGGCGTGGTGGACGGTCCCGATCTACTACGACACGAACCTCGGCACCAACGCGACGACCAAGATCGCGATCGGGGCGCAGTGGGACGTGTTCAAGCTCTTCCGTGGCATGGAGTTCCGCGTGGACTCCAGCGATCAGGCTGGCACCCGCTGGGATGTCAACGTGGTCGGCTACCGCGGTGAGGAGGAGATCGGCTTCCATGCAGGTCCAGGCGTCGAAGTCGGCGCGGCCTACCTGCTCACCTCGGTCATCCCGTAGTCGCCGTGGTGGGTGGTCGGCTCCCTCCCGGCCACCCACCACACCAGAAGGAGCGCCCGTATGGTTGAGGAAGTCACTGAACCGACCGACCCGGTCGAAGCCGAGCCGGCCGAGCCCGATACCACCGAACCAGCCGAGCCGATTGAGCCAGATGAGCCCAAGCCGGAGACGGCCGAGCACAAGCTGGCCGCCATGGTGAAAGCGCAGGAGAAGTCGCAGAAGGCCGCGGCGAAGGCCGAGGCACAGGAGATGTCGCGGCGCGCTCAGGATCTCGCCTGATGCATGGGCTCCCCGGCCGGCCCTCATCTCCCCGGCCGGGGAGCACCACCCGCCGGAGATGAGACAGGAGATGAGACAGTGACGCTCGAGGCCATCAGCTACCCCATCGCGCACGAGACGTTCCAGACACCACGCGGCAAGCACGTTCTCGTGACGCTGCGCGACGACACCAACGACTTCAACACCGCCAGCAGCACGCTCGGCACCAACGACGAGTACCACCTCGCCGACCTCTACGTGACCGGCGACGTGCTCGACATCGGCGGCTACCTCGGCACGGTGGGCATGGCGATCGCCGTCGATAATCCCGAGGCGCGCGTGGTCATCGTCGAGCCGGTGCCGGAGAACGCCGACCTCTGCGAGCAGAACGCGGCAGCCAACGGCGTGGCCGACCGGGTGACGGTCTACCGCGGCGCGATCGGGCCCAAGGGCATCACCACGAGCGAGATCCGCTTCCGCTACGTCGGCGACTCGAACCTCGAACACCACGCCTTCGTCGGCAACTCCTCGCTCACGTACCCCGACGCCGGGACCATCCAGCACGAGGCGATGGAGGTCGAGACGCTCGGCCTCCAGGCGCTCCTCGACCGCTTCGGTATGACCGAACCCGAGTTCGTCAAGATCGACTGCGAGGGCGCCGAGTGGCCGTTCTTCGAGACGGCGACGCTCGCCAGCCTGCGGCGGCTGCCGCTCATCGTCGGCGAGGCGCATCCGGTCGGCGACCATGTCGTCGAGGACATGGTGGCGCGCCTGTCCAAGACGCATGACGTGACGGTGGACGGCTGGCTCTTCCGGGCGGTGCGGAAGTGACCGCCATCGAGGCGAAGTACCACGACCGGGACGTCCTCATCGTCGGCTTCGTGGCCGCGCAGAACGGCTATAGCGCCGCCGCGGTAGTGGTCGAAGAAGGCGGCGGACTACGGTACATCGACCTAGCCGAGTCCGGCGAGCTCATCGTCGAAAAGGCTGGTGTGGACTGGCCTATCGGCACGACATTCTCACGGCTCCAAGCCGAGCGAGCGGCGACGTGAATATCGTTTTGGCTCACCTCCATGAAATAGAAGAGTTCGACCAAGTTTCGCTGCTCTCGGGCCTCGGCTACGACGTGTTCAGCATCGGCGCCTATGAGGATCCGCACCACCACGAGGGCCTCCGACCCGCGCTGCCGCAGGCGCCCGATCATCCTGAGCTCCGCGCGGCGTGCCAGCGCCAGCGCGAGAAGATGAACGATGCGTGGGGCGAGCCTGGCGTGCTCTTCGACTGGGCCAAGGTGAACCTGCCCGATGAGGTCATCGACTGGATGGACGTCTTCATCGTCCATGAGGCCGAGCACACGTTCATCCCGCACCAGTGGGACCGCATCAAGCACAAGCGCGTCGTCTGGCGATCGGTCGGCCAGACCGTCGAGCACAACGAGAACGTGATGCGGCCCTACCGTGCCGAGGGACTCCAGCGCGTGGCCTACTCACCGCGGGAGGCGAACATCCCCGGCTACACCGGCCACGACGCACTCATCCGCTTCTACGCTGACCCGGACGTGTGGACGGGCTGGACGGGCACCGAGCGCGTCGTCATCAACATCACCCAGCACCTCTACCAGCGCGATCCGTACACCAACTGGCTGGCGTGGGACAGCGCCAAGCGTGCCGTGCCATCGGTCCCGTTCCTGGCACTGGGGCCAGGCAGCGAGGAGATCGGCGGACCCGGCGCGCTGTCCTACGACGATATGCGCCGCTGGCTCCGGCGCGCTCGTGCCTACTTCTACACCGGCACCCAGCCGGCGCCGTACACGCTGGGGCTCGTCGAGGCGATGATGACGGGCATTCCGACGTTCTCCATCGACGGCTGCTTCATGCGCGTCTTCCCGTATGGTCACGAACTCTTCGAGGCGGACCAGCTGGTGACGCGCCATCCGGGCAACGAGGCCTACGGCTCGTTCTTCCCGATGCTCATGGAGGACAACGGCGTCGCTGAGGCCATCAGCGCCGAGACACGGGCGCGGGCCATCGAGCTCTTCGGCAAGGAGACGATCGGCGCGCAGTGGAGGGCGTTCCTCGGATGAATGACCTCCGAGCGTTCGTCGGGTTGGCGCTCTATGGCCTCATCCTCGTCGTCGTCCTTCAATGGGCTCTTCCCGATGTCATGGTGCGGACCTTCATCGGCATCCCGCTGGCGTGGCTCGGTGGCGCCATCATCGTGCCGTGGGCGTACGAGCGATGAACGTCCTCGCCGACCGCCACCACGCTGATCTCTTCTACGCGCTCCAACTCCAGGTGGAGAACCGCGACGGCGATGACCTCTATACGCCGATGGGCCACGACTGGTGGGACGAGGGCTACTGGCGCTTCGGCCAGGTGTACGGCGACGACCGGCTCGCCGGGCAGTTCCTCGTTTCGCCCATCGCCGAGGCGCGCGAGATGGAGCCCGGCCTCTGGCTGACCTTCGACCCGCACCACCCTGAGCGGCCCATCTATGGCGTGTCGCTGGCGCGGGCCCGGACGATGATCTGGAAGAGCGTCATCGCCACCGTCGAGGAGAATCAGTCGGGCTTCGCCCGGTTCGCCCGCGAGTACGCCGCTGAGGGCGGCTACCTCTACCACATCGGCAACGCGAACCAGCCCGTCGACTACACCCTGCGGCCGTCCATCATCTCAGGGCCTCAGCTATTCGACCACCACCGCACGTTCCGCTGGCGACCACCGATCCGCCAGGATCGCATCGTCTCATTCGTCAATCTCCTGCCACTCGTGCCAGAGATGTGGGAGGGCTTCGCCGGGCTGCGCGACCGCCTGCCAGGCTACGGCTTCCGCTCCTACGGCCACGAGTGCCCGGACGGCTTCCTGCGTCCGGTGGCGAACGTCGCCGAGGAGATGGCCGCGGCGGGCTGGGCCTACCACGACAAGGTGACCGGCGACGGCTTCGGCCACGTCATCGCGGGCTGGGCTGCCGTGGGCCGGCCGCTCATCGGCCACGCCCGCTACTACCGCGGCCAGTGGGCCGAGCCCTTGTGGCGCGACATGGAGACGTGCATCGACCTCGACCGCCATTCGCTCGAGGAGGCCGCGACCATCATCGAGGGCATGAGCAAGGCGGACCACGCCCTGATGTGCGCGAACATCCGACAGGAGTTCGCCGGGCTGATGAAGCTGAACACGGTTCGCCTCCAGTACGCCATCATGCCGACGGAAAACATCATCGAGTGGGATCCGAACCCCGACGACGTGGCGCTGCTCGGGCTGCGGCCGTGACGCGCATTCTCTGGATCGGCGACCTCGGCCCCACGGGCTTCGGCACCGTCACCGCCGACGCCATCAAGGCACTCCTGGCACGGGGCGAGGACGTGCGCCTCTTCCAGTTCCGCGAGGAGTTACTGGCTGGCGTGCCCGACTTCCTCGAGGGGCGCACCGTCAGCGTCAGCCGCCCGCAGACGTGGATGACGTCGGAGGAGATCGCCAGCGACATCGACCGGATGCGCGAGGGCCTGCGCGGCCTCTTCACCGGGGCGTCCTATGACGACGACTGGGCACCCGAGGCGGTCATCATCCACTCGGACCCCGCCGCCATCCTCGGCGCGGAGCTCATGGACATCCTGCCCGACGGGCTGCCGGCCTACCACTACGTCGCCATCGAGGGCGTCGGGCTGCCGCCGCTCTGGGCGGCCATCTGGCAGCGCATCCAACCGATCGCCATGGCGAACAGCGGGGCAGCTGAGATCGAGCGCCTGATGGGCGTGGCACCGCCGATGGTCTATCACGGCGTCGATGCCGAGGTCTTCCACCCGGCCACGGCGCGCAACCCGATCATCTGGGAGGACAAGGTCATCACGAGCCGCGCCGATGCCAAGCGGGCCTTCGGCCTGGATCCGAAGCTGACGCTCATCCTGCGCTGCGATGCCAACGCGCCGCGCAAGGCCTACGGGCCGTTCCTGCGCTCGATGGCCGCGGTGCTCGACCGGAACCCCAAGACGATGCTGCTCATCAACGCGCGGGTCCAGGGCTATGGCGGCAACTTCGATGAGATGCGCTCTCACTTCCCGCCGCACATCGGCGCACGGATGCTCGTGCCATGGCGCTACGTCGGGCTCGAGCGCACCGCCTTGGCGGTCCTCTACAACGCGGCCGACATCTACGCCAGCAACTCGTCGGAGGGCTTTGGCCTCACGATCGCCGAGGCGGCTGCCTGCGGCGTGGCGTGCGTCGGGCTCGACTTCACGAGCGTGCCAGAGGTGATAGGACCGGCTGGTATCGTAGTGCCGGTGCGGCAGCCACTGACGGAGAACATCTATGCCCACTTCTGGGGCGTGGCGGACGAGCGGGCGTTCGCGGTGGCCGTCGATACGCTGGTGCGTGACCGCTCCATGCGCTGGAAGCTGGCGGGCAAGGGCCCGGAGCACGTTCGCTCCATGTTCACATGGGCGCAGGCCGCCGAGGGCTTCGCGGCCGTCATCGCGCAGCGGGAGGCGATAGCGGCATGACAGTCCCGACGTGGCAGGCCAACCATGCCTACTCGGTCGATGCGCTCGTCAACCCGACCGTGAGCAACGGCAACACGTTCCGGGCTGCCGCCAGCACGGGCAACTCGGGCGGCACCGAGCCGACGTGGGCCGGGCGATACCAGAACATCACGGACGGCAGCGTGACGTGGGTGCCGTACACCGTCGTCAAGCCGTCCGAGATCCGCGACATGATGAGCCTGACGACGAGCGGCTCGGATCAGTACACCGATGCGATCATCGGGCAGAACCTCCTCGACGCCATCAGTTCGATGGAGCAGACCACGCGGCGCTTCCTCGCCAACACGCCAGGTGCCACCATCACGATGACCTCGATGCTCCGCGCCAGCCTGCCGATCCCGGGGCTGCGGACGGCCACCGCCATCACCTACGCGGGCACGCTCCTGACCTCGGGCGCGTACTGGCTCCTGCCCGACGTGATGAACAGCGGCGTCAACACCGGCATCCAGTTCCGGGCGCTCCGCACCAGCGATAGCGGGCCGTGGTGGCTCGCCGATCCGCTCTGGTTCGATAAGGCGCTCGACTCGCCGTTCTACCCCGGCAACTACGGCGGCGGCTACGCCTTCACCTCGATGCCCAACGACTCGGCGTTCACGGGCGACTGGGGCTGGGAGCCGACGTTCGAGCCGGGCTCCTTCATCCACGCCCTCAAGGTGTTCGCGGCGTGGTACACGGCCCGTCCGCCCGCGCTCCTGGCCGATAGCGTCATCACCCCGGCCGGTGGCATCGTCAGCTACAGCCAGATGCCGCCCGAGGTACAGGACTTCGTGAAGAACTGGAGTGCGGGCCAGCAGGTGGTTTCGATCGGATGAAGTGCATCTGGCCCGGCTGCCCGCACCACGGCCGCCCCGTGCCGATGCCATTGACGGGCGAGCTCCGGTCGCTCTGCGATCGACACCGCGGGCCCCGGATGCTCGCTCATATGCGCGGGCTGGTGGCACATGGTTAGGGTGACTGGTACGGCCGCCCTCGATCGGCGGCTGCACGCGATGGGCAACACCGAGGTCTTCATGCGGCAGCTGGGGCTGCGCGCCGTCCGTGAGCAGAAGTTGCTCGTGGCACGCAAGACGGGCAACCTCGGGCGTTCGATCCACCTCGTCGCGACGACGGCGCACAGCGCGACCACCGAGGCGTCGGCCAACTACGCGGGCTACGTAGAGCACGGCACCCGGCCGCACGAGATCACCCCAAAGGTGGCGCGGGTGCTGGCGTGGGCTCCTGGCGCGGCCGGCGGCGCGTTCCGGCGGCTATCCGGCGCGACCCGCAAGGGCGTCAAGGCCGGTGCCATGGTCTTCGCCATGAAGGTCCACCATCCAGGTACGAAGGCCCAGCCGTTCATGGTCCCCGGAGCCATGCTGGCGGCCAAGAAGATGGGCGCGTCCATCGTCATCGACGAGTGGAACGGGGCGGCGTAGATGGCCGGCCCGCCGCTGACCACGCCCGCCTGGACGGCGCTGACGGCCTATCTCCAGGGTGCACGGGTCACGCCGGTCACGCCCAACGGCCTCAACTGGTACGCCCTCATCGGCGGCACGTCGGCGGCAGCTGAACCCGTCTGGCCGACCACGGATCCGTGGACCATCGTGGACGGCACGGTGACGTGGCAGCTGGCGACCTCGTGGCGGCAACTCGCCCGCGACGGTGCCCTCGCCACCATGCGCAACTTCAAGACGGCGAACCCGTGGGCCATCCCCGGCGAGGTGCTCACCAGCAACCCGAAGTCCTACTCGAACATGAGCCTGCCGGGCCTTTACCTCGACACCATCGTGGAGACGATCAGCTACGCCCGCGGCGTGCGGACGCGCGTCGTCATGATCGACGTGGTGCTCGCCGTCCAGGCTCCCGACAACGATCAGGCCGGCGCCTATACCGACGTCGTCTGCGACGCCCTCGTGGACGCTTTCACCGCCGCGTACCATGCGGGTGACGGCTCCTCCATCCTCGAGCTCCAATCGGTGGCGGAAGTGCCGCTATCAGAAGGGCAGCCACTCTACTTGGGCAACGTCTACACGTTGTCCGCGACCAAGGCGGAAGGACGAATCTAAGGCTCTAGAGCCCGCCCGGCCTGAGTGCGAGTGATGGCCGGTGACGTCAATCCCTACTCGCGGGAGTACCTTCGATGCCACTCACTCCAGTCGCGGGCGTCACCCGGCTGCGGGCGTTCCAGCTTGGACTGGAGACGACCTTCGGGACGACCGTCGCGGCGACGCGCCGCTATCCGTGGACGTACACACCGACCACCAACCCCAACTGGACCAAGACCGCCAACGACACGGGCACGCTCGACCTGGCCGTCGCGCCGTATGCCCACTCGCTCGATCTGACCGGCACGTCGGTCGGCGAGCTCAACAGCAACGATCTGCCGACGCTCATCAGCGCCACCGTCATGGGCGGTCTGGCCCTCACCACGTCGGGCACCGCCAAGATCCTGACGGCCGCGCCCTCGGCCACCTCGCAGGATGTCATCGACTCCTACACCGGGCAGTGGTTCGATGACGCCTCGGGCGACGCTCACACCTTCGGCGGCGGCGTCGTCGACCAGCTGACGCTGGACTACCCGCAGGATCTCGGGCCGATCATGGCGACGGCCAACTGGCGCTTCGCCACCCTGACCTACCCGGGCGCGCCGACGGGCGGCCTGACGGTCGACGCCGCGCCCGTGCCCTTCTACTGCGGCGATACGTACTTCTTCGTCAACGACTCCTTCGCCGCCATCGGCACGTCACAACTCGTGTCGCAGGTGTACGGCGCGCAGATCCAGCTGTCCAACAACTTCGATGTCAAGCGGTTCGCCAACGGCTCGAACTCCATGCGCATCGTGCAGGGCCTCAGCCGCGGCGAGCGCGTCCTCAACTTCAGTCTCACGATGGCGCAGGCCACGGCGGCGATCGCCGAAGCGTCCAAGTGGATCGCGGCCTCGCCCACCGAGCGGTTCGCCGAGATCCGCACCACGTCCTCCGTGGCGGCGTCGGCCGGCATCCCGCACCAGATGCGGTGGCGCATCCCCGGCTACTGGTTCACCCGCGCGGAGGCGGTCATCAACACCAACGAGGCCTTCACGCTGCAAGGGCAGCAGATCTACGACACCACGGCCACGTATCCATTCCAGGTCATCAGCCAGAGCACACGGGCGGCGCTCACATGAGCGAGTCGGTCCGCGTCCCGGTCGGCGAGTGCCGCTGTCCGGCCAAGCCGCACGACGAGGACTGGGTGGACATCGAGCCCACCCTCAACCTCCGCATCGGGGCGGCGGCGCTCATGGCGATGCAGCAGAGCCAGGCGGACGGTGAGGAGGCGGTCTTCGCCGCCATCCTCAACGCCTACCTCTCGACGGCCATCCGGGCGTGGTCGTTCGTGGACGAGAAGCGCGATGCCGTGCCCAACACGAAGGACAACCGCGACCGGCTGCTGCCCTTCCACGCTGGCGCTCTCATCGTCGCCAACCGCTGCGACGACCTCTACAGCAAGGAGTTGCTCGGACCTTTTTTAGCCCAGACGACCAGCAAGTCATCGCCGACTGGGCCGACGGACGGATCGACATCAGCGAGATCTGGCTCTGGGCCCACGCCCCGACGGCGCTCGAAGGGATCCTCGCCCAACGGTACGGCTGGGATGGAGTACGTGGCCCCGGTCCCCTGACGTGGCGTGAGGCGAACGTGAGTCTGCAAGTAGAGGCCGAGTCGCGCGTGGGCTGGCTCATGCGCGAGACACAGCGGGAGGCGCGCGCCCGCGAGGACGCCGCCGCCGCCGGCCTGGCGGCTGAGGCCGCAGCCTTCGGAGTGCCCGATGGCACTGGCTGACACCGCCAAGGTCGTCGTCCAGATGGACCTGACGGGGAACTTCTCGTCAGCCATCAAGGCGGCCGAGGCGGATGTCGCCAAGTTCGGCGCGTCCGCCGCGACCGGCGCAGTGTCGGCCGTGGGCAAACTCGAGCAGGGCTTCGGGCGGCTCGGCGGTGCGCTCAGCCATGCCAAGAGCCAGATCGGCGGGCTGCTCACCGGACCGCTCGGCATCCTCGGCCTCGGCGCGGGCATCTTCGGGCTCGGCTCCATCATCGAGGGCTCGCTCAAGAAGACGAGCGACTTCGGCCTCAGCCTCGAGCGGCTCACGTCGCTGACGGGTGAGTCGGCCCAGTCGATGGGCGAGCTCGCGCTCGTCGCCGGCAAGTTCGGCATCGACTTCGACCGCCTGTCCCAGATCGTCGGCTTCACCGAGAAGACGCTCGGCAAGCTACAGAACACCTCAGCGCACGTCGCGGCCGGCAACATGACGGTGGCGAAGGCGACCGAGGAGGTCACCAAGGCCCACGAAAAGCTGAGCCTGGCGACCATCAAGCTGAACACCGACGAGCAGAAGAAGCACGTCTCGGCCGTGACGCTGGCGACCGATCAAGTGCATCTCGCCGACGCCGAACGGGCGCTGACGAAGGCCACCAGCGACCTCGCCAACGCGCAGGCCAATCAGGGCGTCCAGGGGCTCAACAAGCTCCAGGCGCTCCAGAAGCAGTACGGCGTCGTCCTCACCGACTCGCAGGGCAAGGCGCTCAACTTCTCGACCGTCCTCTCCCACGTCGCCGATTACTACACGAGCAACGCATCGGCGGCGAACAAGGCCGCACTGGCTGCCACGGTGTTCGGGCGCGGCTACGCCGCACTCATCCCGGTCCTCGCCCTCGGTAGCGCGGGCATCGCCAAGAGCAAGCAGGCGATCGACGATCTCGGGCTATCGCTGGGCACCGACTCCATCACGGCCATGAACGCCTACAAGGCGGCACTGCGCAACCTCGGCGAAGCGGTCGACATCCTCCAGATCCAGATCGGCCTGGCGCTCGCGCCGACCATCACCGACCTCGCCAACACCATCAGCCTCTTCCTCGAGCACGGCGGGGCGAAGCAGATCATCCAGTTCTTCAAGGACGGGGCCAACTACGCCCGGACCTTCGGCAAGTTCCTCGGCGACACCGTCATTCCGACGCTCCAGGGCATCGCCTCGGCGGCGAAGGCGGCGTGGGACGGCATCCCCGATCCCCTCAAGCAGCTGCTCATCGGGGGCTTCGTCGGCAACAAGGTCATCAAGTGGACCTTCGGCATTGACATCGCGGGCACGGCCGTCGACGCCATCAAAGGCGCTGTCGCCAAGGGCCTCGGCATGGGCCTCCTCGGTGCCGGCATCGGCAAGGCATTCGTGCAGCCAGTGTTCGTCACCAACATGATCCCCGGTGGCCTTGGCGGCGCAGCGAGCGCGGCGGAGGGCGCAGGTGGCATCGGCGTTGGTGAAGCAGCAGTGGGAGCGGGCGGCGTCACAATCGGGGCTCTTGGGGCGGCCGCGGCGGCGGGACTGGCCGCCATCCTCGGCCTAGTCGTTCTTGCGAAGGCCACGGGAGGACTCCAGCCGGGCGCCGACATCCAAGCAGGCGGTGCGCGTTCGCGCGGCGGGGGCAGTGGCGCGGTGGGCGTCAATCCTCGCGCCATTCCCTCAGCGGGCGGCGGTGCTCCCGGCGCTGCGGCCGGGCTGCGGGCCATCGAGAATGCCACCCTCGCGACGGCCGACAACACGGACCGGCTCCAGGCTCTCCAGGGGCAGGACAACGCCTACTCTGCAGCCATCGCTCAGAACACGAGGGCGATCGACGCCGTCAACCAGGCGCAACTCTCCGCGTTCCGGGCCAAGTGGGGCGACCAGAAGTCGCTCGAGCAGGGCATCAAGGCACGCGCCGAGGCCGCCTTCCACCATCAGGTGAGCGCCGCTGCGGTGGCCGCGACGCTGGCCCGCGACCTCATCAAGCGGGCGGAGATCATCGACCGCTCGACGCGCAACAACGCTACCAAGATCGCCGAACTCAAGGTGCTCGAGCACACGGCGCTCCAGCACCACGACGCCAAGGCGGCGCAGCAGATCGCCAAGCAGATCGCCACCATCACCGCCATCCACGGCACCACGGCGGCCGTCAACGCGCTGCATACCGGCATCAACGCCATCCGCAACACGGCGGGCGGGACGGCTCCGGGCGGCGGTGTGCGTGCGCCCGTCCACGTCAACGTCGGAGTCTCCACCCGGCAGGTGCAGGCCGCGCAGACGACGGCAGCCCGCTACGGGCGCGTGTCCAACGTCTACGTCCCGGGCTGATGGCGCTCTTCTTCAACTACGGTGGCTCAGACCTCGGCACGGTCGCCGTCCGTCTCGGGCAGATAAGCGGGCTCCAGGAGTGTGCCGACAACGGCAACTACGGCTCGTGCGGCATCACCATCGACGATCCGGCTGGCGCCCTCAATCTCGTGGGCCTCAAGAAGTTCTACGTCCTCGAGTCGACGTGCTCCGAGCCGCGCCTGTTCAGCGGCTATGCCGCCATGCGCCGGGTGGCTCGTGGCCGCGACTCGTTCCGCACCGGGGCGGCCCGGACGTGGGATGTCGACCTCATCGACCTCAACGGCATCTTCGGCCAGCGCCTTCTGCTCTCCAATGCCAGCAACCGGCCGTCCGAGACGGATGCCACCCGCATCAACTGGATCCTCGAGAACGGCTGGACGCCCGAGCTCCACGACAACGGGCTGGTGAACACGAGCAGCCCGGTCACCCTCGACGCGGCCGACTACCGAGGGCGGTACGCGGGCGAGGTGCTCAACGATTGCGTCGGCGCGCGCGGGGCAACCCGCATCTACTTCGCCTACTGGGACAGCGCCAAGAACCAGGCATCGCTCGCCTACATCGACCCGGCAGGCTCATCGTTCTCGTCCACGCTGCGCTTCACCAACGTCCTCGCGGACGTCGACAACAGCACCACCTTCGCGGCGACGGGCGAACTGGTGCGGGATCCGTCGCAGGTCTACTCGACCATCTGGGTGCCGTGGACCGGCGGCTTCTCCAGTGCCACCAACTCGGCCACGGCCGCGGCGTTCATCCCGCGCGACGTGGCAGTGCCCGCGCCGCAGATCGGCCGGGCCACGACGGCTCAGCATTACGCCGACCTCCTCGCGACGCAGGACAACGCCGAGCAGGACACCATCACCGTCAGCGTCAGGCTGCCCGCGGCCTCGGTCAACCTCATCCGGGCCGGCCAGCGGGTGCAGGTGAAGTTCTCCCACCTCCCCGGCTACTCGGCGGCCTACACGTACCTCCGGTGCGTGCGGCGCACCGTCAAGCAGGACGAGGAGACGACGGACTACTACAACCTCGACCTCGAGCTCTCGACGCCGCGCATCAGCGGCGCGACGGGCGGCAGCCCGTTGCCGTCTCCGCCGCCGCCTTTCGTGCCATCGGGATCCACCGACTATCCCTCGATGGTCCGGGCCGACGGCGCCATCCACGCCTGGGCCTTCAACACCGCCGACGCGGCGGGCTCGACCGTCGCCGACTACATCGACAGCGATCCCGGCACCACCACCAAGACCGGCACCAACCCGACGCTCGCCGCGGGCCCGGCGTCCATCAGCAGCGGCGCGAACAACTGGCACGTCCAGCGCACCGACACCAACGGCACGGTGGCGGTCGTGTCATCCACGCTGGCAGCCGACTGGCCCTCTGGCAATAGCGATTGGAGCGTGGAGTACTGGGGCGACTACATCACGACGTTCCTCGACGCCGCGTTCATCATGCGGTGGGGAAACATCCACACGATGACGCTCCAGATAGGCGGCTCGCCGACCAACGTCACCGTGTCGCCGCCGACGGGCATCACCATCTCCACGACCACCGGCTCGACCGACGTCAGCGCCTACACGGGCGTCGGCTGGCACAACTTCATCTTCACCTACGTCGGGTCCACCAGGATCGTCACCCTCTACATCGACGGCATCAACCGCTGGACCGGCACCGTGAGCGCCGACCTCAACATCGACGTGCCGAACGCAGCCACGAACGACTACATCTGGCAGTTCGTGGCCTTGCAGGACTACCGCCACGGCTGGCAGTCCATCTACCCGCTGGCGCTCTCGCAGGCGCAGGCCACCCAGCACGCACTCGGCGATGCCGGGGCGGCGTCCTCCTCGACCACGGTGCCGCTGATCGGTCAGGCCGTCGGTGCCGAGTCGGCGACGGGTGACGGCACCACCACCGCCTTCACCAGCAACTTCCCGTACTCGACCGGCTCGCTCGAGGTCCACGTCGACGGTGAGCTCCAGGTGGTCACCCAGACGACACCGGCCAGCGGCATCTTCACGTTCGCCGCCGCGCCGGTCAACGGCGCCATCATCGTCTGGACGTACAACGCATCCAGCCCGACGGCGACCGGGGCGACACACCCGGCGCCCACGGCTGCGCTCGCGGCGGGCCCGCGCACGATCCTCCACCTCACCAACAAGTCGGGCGGGTCGGTGGCGGCGGGCGACGTCGTCATCGTCGACACGACGAACAACGACGCCTTCACCACCACGACCTCGGCGGCGGTAACGAAGGTGGTGGGCATCGCGCAGGCGACAATCGCCAGCAACGCCATCGGCCCCGTCGCCATCGAGGGCTACGTGCCGCTCGTCAACACGACGGCCAGCGTCACCCGCGGCAACTACCTTGAGACGAGCACGACCGTCAAGAAGGCCGTGGATAACGCCACCCGCCACGCTGGCTCGTTCGCCCAGATCCTCACCGGCGGGACGACGCCCGACGCCATCCTCTTCGGAGTTCCGGACTCGGGCTCGGGCGGCGGCCTGACGTCACCGCTGACGACGAAGGGCGACCTCTGGGGCTTCTCCTCGGTCGACGCGCGCATCCCGATCGGCTCCGATACTCAGGTGTTGACTGCGGACTCGGCACAGACGCTCGGCCTCAAGTGGGCAGCGGCACCCGGCGGTGGGGTCACCGTCCAGTACCCAGGACTCAAGCCGGGTACGCCCACCTACGACTTCGCGGGCGCCTCCCTGCCGGGCGCGTTCTCAGCGCACTCGTCCGGCGGCTCGTTCGGGACTGGCAACTGCATGACGCAAGGCGAAGCGTGGGTCGGCTCGTCGCTCGAGATGCAGTTCAGCGAGCAGATGGGCGCGCTCTACGTCACCCACGCCGACGCGGACTTGGACTTCTCGGTCGGCGGCATCCGCTTCTCAGGCGACCCGGGCTCCTCCTCCGTCATGGTGGGCATCGCGGCGCTCAACTCATCCGGCACCGGCATCGGCGTCACGATCTATAACGATGGCGGCGCCTACTTCGCTGCCATCACGACGTGGTCCTACGCCAGCAACTCTGACAGCTGGGGCAACCACGGTGCCACGGCGGCCGGTGGGACGACGCTCAACGGTGATTGGTGGCTCAGGCTCAAGCGCGTGAGCGGCACGTGGACCGGCTACATCAGCCAGTCGGGCCGCGCGTGGGACAAGGTATTCAGCACCCGAGCAGATGCCGTGACCGTCGACCGGCTCGCCTTCGGGCTCATGTACAACTCGGCTACGGTGTACTCGATGCGCGTCATCGCCGACTACTTCCAGGTGGACGTCTGATAGGGCTTGACAATAGCGCGTAGCACCGCTAGGATGCCCGACATGGAACAGACCGCCCCATCCTCGCATTGGCAGGCGCTCCGCCTGGCGAGTGGACTCTCACAGCGAGAAGTGGAGCGTCGCCTCGGATGGACGAAGCGCGGCCACCTGTCCCTCATCGAGCGCGGCATCAAGCCGTCGCCGGAGCAGGAGGCGCAACTGCGCGCCTTCTATCGGGAGGTGCTCCTGTGAACAAGCCGACAGTCCGCGACCGCATCGAGGCGATCATCTGGGCGGCCCGCGTGCCGGTCATCGCCCGCCAGCTGGCCGAGATGAAGGCTGCGCTGGCGAAGTGAACCGCTATCACGCCCGCAAGCGCGATGTCTGGCGCGAGCGGCTCGTCGTGGTCGGCGAGGCACTGGCGCTCATCGTCATCATCGCCTGCACGATCCTCATCCTGAGTCTCGGCGATCCGCAGCCATGACCACCATGCTCATCTGGCACGCGAGGCGGCAGAAGACCGCCTCGCTCCTGCGGCGGTATGCCGTCCGCGATTGGGCCCGGCATCCCGGTCGGGCGCTGACAGCTTGGGCCATCCCCCCGACCCGAGCGACGTTCGGCGCCCGATCCGGCGGCCGGTACCCGGACATGCCGGCCGCCGCACACTAAAAGGCCGTCGGGGCGGACCCAACTACCCGACGGCCAAGCCTCTGAAAGCTCAGGAGCAAAGATACCGATGGACGCAACCATCAGCCGCCGCATCCTCATCGAAGTGGATCTCGCCGAAGGCCTGGAGCTCCTCAACGGGAGCATCACCCGCCGCGAATGGCTGCGGACCCAGCGCCACAACGCCATCATCCCCGCGCTCTGGGACGAGGCGATCGCCAAGAACGAGCGCGCCGAGTTGGCGCTGCGGGCGGCGCTCGAAGTACCCCGCGACGAGGACGACCTGAGCCTCGGCGACCACTTCGTCTACCCGTCATGAGCCTAGCAATCGTCAGCGTCGTGGGCGGCGTCTGGTTCGGCTCACGATGAGCGAGCACAGCCGACAGTTCCTGCTCCAGTGGGCGAAGCGCAAGCGCGCGGAGGCCGAGCAGCTAGTGCTCGAAGCCAAGAGCCATGAGGAGTCCGCCAAGGAGGCCACGCTTGAGGCGATCGACCTGCACAAGCTGGCCGACGAACTCGAGGCCATGGCGCAGGTAGCCAAACGATGAACGGCGTCCGCGAGGGCATCGCGCCATGGGCCCGCGTGGCGCTCGGTGAGGAGAACCTGCTCCGGCTGCAACTCCACGTCGCGCCGAACTGGCGGCTCCAGGTCATCGGCGCGACGCCGGCCATGTTCACCGTCCGCGTCTGGGGACCGGGCGGCGTCGACTACGACTGGCAGCGGGTGCCGCGTGACATCCTCTGGGATGCGATCGTGAAGGCGCTGGCCTTCGTCGGCCAGCCGCTCGAGCCCGACGAGGAGTGGGCCAAGACCAAGGAGGCCATCGGTGCCGAATGACGTCGTGGACGGCACTGCCGTCGAGATCGAGGAGGAACGCGGGCTAGTGCCTCATGTCCAGGCGCATCTTGCCGTGGGCGTGGGAGCTCTCGCCGCCATGAGCGACGATGACTTCGATCGGAACCTCGAGGCCATGCGCAAGGGCGTCGAGCGCGCAGCCCGCATGAAAGAGGCGATCATGGTTGAGGACGAGGACTTCGGCCTCATCCCCGGCACCAAGAAGCCGACGCTCCTCAAGCCTGGCGCGGAGAAGCTGGCGCTCGCCTACGGCCTCACTGGACGCTTCGCTCACTCCATCACCTACGGCGACGGCATCTCCGCGCCGCCCATCACCGTCGTTGTCGACTGCTATCTGCACCTCGGCGGCCATGAAGGTCCGGTGGTGGCGCAGGGCATGGGCATGGCCTCGTCGTGGGAGAACCGCTACCGCTGGCGCAAGGGCGGACGGATCTGCCCGGAGTGCGACCTCCCCGGTGTCATCTTCACGAAGGGACGCGGCGGCCAGTGGTGGCACCCATCCGACGCCAAGCCGGCCGGTGGCTGCGGAGCGAACTTCGCCAAGGACGATGAGCGGCTGACGAGCCAGGACGACCGCCAGATCGAGAACCCTGACCCGTTCGAGCTCGGCAATACGCTCCTCAAGATGGGCGAGAAGCGGTCCTACGTCGATGCGGTCCTACGAGCCACAGCGTCGTCGGGACTGTTCTCACAAGACATGGAGGATGAGGTGCAGGATCGGACGGGCGCGCGACAGCCCGCGCTCGTGAGCGGCACGCCCGTCCGTCATCCTGTGGCCCAAGCCGATACGACGGTGCCCTGGCTCGAAGTGGCCGACGCCACTGTCAAGGGTGCCGTCCACCCGAGCACGCCGCCCTTCGACATGGAGCTACGCCGGGGCGCCGACGACAGCTGGCACTTCGGCTTCAAACTCCGCGGCGAGGACGACAAGTGGATCCCGCAGGTGCTGGCCGAAGGTCAACTCGCGGCAGACATCCACGATGCCGCGGCAGGCTCGGCGTTCCTCTGGACCCAGCCGGTGACGATCCTCGGTGACCTGTACCGGGTGCCGTGGGACAAGCCCAAGGGCCACGCCATGCCGCCCTTCCAGCGGCTCATCATCAAGAGCCTGACCACGGCGGAATGGACGCTGCCGTACCGGCCCTCGCCGGAGGCCGAGGCCGGTGTCGACGAGGCCGACCTTGATGCGGTGATGGAGAAGGTGCCGTGACCCGGGCTGGCGATGGCTAATCCGCAAGTCCAGGTCGCGCCCGGTGTCATCGTGCCCCCACGTGTCGCCGAGATGCTGCGGCGGTATCCGACAGCGGGAACGTACAAGATGACCGCGTTCGAGATGGGAATCAGCGAGCAGACCGTGAAGATCTACGCCTCGCGGCTACTTCGTGAGCTTGGGGTGGACACGCTGCTCCAAGCCTACGTCCGGCTAGGATGGCTGGTCATACCCGATGTTCCGTCGTGAACAAGACGGGATCGCCCCACGGCTACGCCGGCGCCCGTGACCTGTCCGGGCCGAAGCACAGTGCGTCCGGCGATCCCGCCTCGTCCCTCGGCGAGCGTGCCCTCTGGCACGGCTACCGCAATACACCAGCGGGCGGCGAGCGATACCTACGGCTGACCTCTGAGTGCGCGTGCGGTGGCACGATCGAAGCCGAGGACCACCCGACCGCTATCGCCCAGGCGGTGGAGATGCACAACCTATCCACCGCGCATCTACAGTGGCGGGCGTGGCAGGATGATTAGCGGCGTGGTCATGGGCCCGGCCGTCTGCCAGGGCTGCGGGGCGCTCGTCTACTGGGCCCGGAGCCATACCCGCAAGGGCTGGAACGGTCCGACGCTGCCGGGCTGGCTGGCCTGGCGCGATCCGACCGGCGGCGTCCACGGCTGCATGGTCCGCGAGGCTGGGAAGCGGGCGAGGCGACCGTCATGATGGACAGCTTGTGGATGACTCCAGCCCGTCGGGCGTCCATCCAGCAACGGTTCGATGAGTGGATGCTCACCCGCGACGGTTACCTCGTGTACTCCGAACTGGTCCTCCGGGCTCTTGCGCTGAGGAAGCGTGGGTGGCACCACTACAGCCACAAGGCCATCATCGAGACGATCCGCTACGACCGGAACATCCAGGTCGGACCCGAGGACGGCTTCAAGATCAACGACCACTACGCCAGCCGTCTCGTGCGCCGGGCCATCGCCGAATACCCCGACCTCGACGGCTTCTTCGAGACGCGCGAGCTCCGGTCGTAGTGGTATGGTGATGCTGACGGAACCCGGAACCGTCGATCGCGGGAGAGCGGCCGGAGTGCTGACTCACTCCGGCCCGCCCGCCCTGAGTCAGCAGGAGTCACGCATGGCCTACAGCCGGGTCCACCACTCCATCATCGACGATCCCCGGTTCGAGCACGTCTATCCGAACGACGCCGCGCTCGCCGCCTGGCTCCGGCTTCTCCTCGTCGCTGACGCCACCTTCCCGGCTCCGGCACCGTGGCCTCTGGGCCTGCGCCCGAAGACGCTGGAGATCCTCCTAGAGTCTGGCCTCATCGAGCGCGTCGGTGCGACGCACTACCGCGTGCATGGCCTCGCATCTGAACGTGAGAAGCGCTCGCAGTCCGCGCGCAATGCGGCCGCAGTGCGTTGGCAAAGCGCAGCAATGCCTAGCAAAGAAGAGCATAGAAAAGAAGAGCAAACGCGCGCGCAAGAGCGCGCACCGAAGAACGGCAGCCCGACCATCATCGACGCCTACCGGAAACTCGACCTCCCGGTGGACGCATGACCGCCATCGCCGCCGCGATCGTCGCTCTCCTCCTGGCCCTCGGCTCCG